TACAACTATTACACCTCAAGACCTTGACGATGAGGACTTTAGCCTTACAATCGACAAAGCTAACTACTTTGCGTTTAAGGTTGATGATATTGAGGAAGCACATTCACACGTTAACTTTCAATCGTTAGCGAGTGATAGAGCAGCCTATCGACTATCCGACCAGTATGACCAAGACGTTCTTGGTTATTTATGTGGGTTTAAACAGTCTGCACTACACGGTGCTGCTGATACTGCTAATAGCACAGTAAACGGTTCTAAAGCCGTTTCAACCGCAGGTTCTGATGAACTTCTATCTTCAATGAAGTTAGATGCTTCTGACTTTACCGATGGTTCAGGTACAGCAGGTTCAGCCAGTAACTCTATTGGGCTTCAGCCCAGAGGACCGGGTGCAACCGATTTAACACCTGCTGCAGGTACAACTTTTCCATTAACAGTCATTGCTAGAATGGCTAGACTACTTGACCAACAAAATGTTGATTCACAAGGTCGATGGTTAGTTGTAGACCCAGTGTTCATGGAAGTATTGAAGGACGAGGATTCTCGCCTATTCAATCAGGACTTTGGACAATCTGGTGGAATTAGGAGTGGCGAAGTTATAGGTAATCTACATGGTTTCCGTGTATTTTCTTCTAACAACCTACCATCCATCGGAACAGGACCTGCTACTACTGGCGGTACTAACTCTTCCAACTTTGGAATTATTGTTGCAGGACACGACTCCGCAGTCGCTACTGCTGAACAAATCAACAAAACTGAAACTTACCGAGACCCAGACTCATTTGCTGATATCGTAAGGGGTATGCACCTTTACGGTAGAAAAATCTTGAGACCTGAAGCTCTCGTTAACGCTCGGTATAATCTAGTATAAGGAGATTGAATTATGGCATTAGGTGATAATACAACCTCTGTAGCTAGAGGTAGTATGGCTAGGGGAAGACAGCCATACATGATTCAAGCTGACCTGAACTTTGCAACAGCTGCAAGCGATAAGGGTACTGCCCTTGCTGCAAATGATGTGATTCCGGGTTTAACTATTCCTGCTAATACACTCATTATCTCTGCAGGTTTTGAAGTAACAACTGCTCACTCAGGTACTTCAACCGACACTGATTTTGACTTTGGTATTACTGGAGGTGACTTGGACAACTTTGTTGATGGTTTCGACTTTGACGGAGCATCTGTCGGAGACTACGCTTTTAAGGCAGGACAAACTCCTGTTCTTATTGGTGGCACTTCTGACACAATCGACATTGAAATCCAAGCAATGACAGGTACAACAACAGGCGGTGTAATCCGAATGTTTGCTGTATGCATGGACGTTGATGACACAGGTGACATGACTGCTAATGAAGTAGACCGTGACACCCTTGCTTAAATAGTTTAGGTGGGGCAGGGCAACTTGCCCCACTTTATTATTAGGAATTTATAATGGCAACATTTTTAGCGTTAACAAATAGTGTATTAGCAAGATTAAATGAAGTACAACTTACTGCTTCTAATTTTTCTGCAGCCAGAGGTATACAAACACAAGCTCAAAATGCGGTCAATGAGTCAATACGATATATTAATCAAAGAGAATTTAATTATCCATTTAATCACTCAACCAAAACAGAAACACTTGCACCGGGTTCAGTTAGATATTCTATACCCACAGATGCAAAGACAGTGGACTATAACACATTTAGAATAGTAAAAGACCAAGACTTAGCTACTGCAGGTAATGCTTTAAGTATATTACAATACAACGAATACGTAGATAAGTTTATTGACCAAGAAGATGAAATAGTAACAACAACATTAGCGGAAGCATTAGACGCTACTGAAACAGAAATAGACATTACAAGTTCCACAGGGTTTGACTCTGCAGGAACTATTTTTATAGAAAACGAACAAATAACATATACAGGTATTAGTACAAATACTTTGACAGGTTGTACACGAGGAGCAAACAGCACAACTGCAGCCACACACGACAATGGCACACAGGTAGCACAGTTTGACAGTGGAGGGATACCTACACATGTGGTGCGAACACTTGATAACAATTATTTACTATACCCCTTTCCTGATAAAACATATGCATTAAAATATGACTATTTTACATTCACTTCTGACTTATCAGCACAAAGTGATACTCCAAGCATACCTGACAGATTTTCTCCAGTAATAGTAGACGGTGCTACAGCTTTTGTGTATCAGTACAGAGGAGAAACATCTCAGTACCAATTAAACTTTGCACGATTTGAACAAGGCATAAAGAACATGCAAAGTTTGTTAGTGAACAAGTATGAGTATGTTAGGTCAACTGTTCTTGTGCATCCAACTGTAACATCAAATTATTTTGCAACAGCAACGGTTAGATAATGCCTGATTTATCACAAACAGCACCTGCTACGTTTCCACTGATGGGTGGGTTAGTTTTAAACAAGTCTACATTTGCTATGCAACCCGGAGAAGCACTTGAGCTTGTAAACTTTGAGCCAGACATCAACGGTGGCTACAGACGTATAAATGGTTTTGCTAAATATAATACTAATATTGTACCTGTAACAAGTGCATCAACAGAAGAAGTCTTGCTTTCTTGTATATTTAATGATACAATAGTTGCAGCAAGAGGAACGAAGATATTTACTGCATCAGCAGGAAGTGGGTCTTGGACAGAAAGAGATACAGGCAGAACAAGTGCAGGTGTTTATACTTTTGAAAGATTTAACTTTGATGGTAACGACAAGCTAATAGTTGCAGACGGAAACAACGCACCTACAGTATTTAATACATCATTTGCAGCAACAGATGTGTCATCAGGTGGAGGTGGAGAAGTTAGCACTGCCGTGACAGGGGCAAAGTTTGTAGTAGCATTTAAAGACCACATGTTTTATGGTGGTATGGCTAGTAACAAACAAGAGGTTGTGTTTAGTGTACCGTTTGATGAAGACAATTTTGCAACAGGTAGTGGAGCAGGTAGCTTCAAAGTAGACGATACAATAACAGGTCTTAAAGTTTTCCGTGAAGATTTGTTTATATTCTGTGAAGATAGAATATTTAAACTAACAGGAACATCCTCTAGTAACTTTGCCGTAGCACCTGTAACTAGAAACATCGGATGTGTAAACGGACAGACCATACAGGAATTTGCAGGAGACTTAATATTCCTAGCACCAGACGGATTAAGAACCGTTGCAGGTACAGCAAGAATTGGTGACGTTGAACTTGGTACTATAAGCACTCCTGTGCAGTCTGTGTTTAACGATAACATTGCAAACGCTAGTGGTTTTAGGTCACTCGTGATACCAAATAAAACACAATACAGAGTGTTCTTTACAAAGTCAGGTGTAGCACAGTCAGCTACAGAGGGTGTAACAACGTCATTAAGAGGACAAACATTTGAGTTTGCACAGCTTAAAGGTATACGACCTACATCTACAGATACAGTATCCACTGCCACAGAAACAATAGTTATACACGGTGGAGAAGGTGGATACGTATACAGGCAAGAATCAGGTAATGACTTTGATGGAACAGCAGTAGCAGGTAAGTACAGAAGTCCAGATTTAAGTTTTGGTGATGCAGGAGTACGAAAACATATGCATCGTGTTCTTGTAAGCTATAAGCCAGAAGCTTCTATAAGCGCAGATATGTTTTTACGTTATGATTACGAAGACCCTAATAGTCCTAGACCTGCAGCTTATTCGTTAACAGCAAGTGATATTGTAGCTGTTTATGGTTCTGGTGTATATGGAACGTCTACTTACGGTGGTCAGTCAGAGCCATTACTTAGACAGTCAGTAGAGGGGTCAGGATTTACAGTAGCTGTGCGAGTAGATGACAATGGAACGACAGCACCTTATGCATTAAGAGGATTTCAAATGGAATATCAAGTAGGAGCAAGAAGATAAATGGGAGCAACATACACAAGACAGTCTACGTATAGTGACGGTGATGTTATCACGGCTGCCCACACTAATGACGAGTTTAATCAGCTATTAGCAGCTTTTGCATCAGGAACAGGACATACGCATGACGGCACATCAGCCGAGGGTGGTCCTATAACTAAATTGTTAGGTACATCTCTTACACTCGGAGATGGTACAGCAGGCACAGATATTACAGTAACCTTTGATGGTGAGTCAAATGACGGTGTACTCAAGTGGATGGAAGATGAAGATTACTTTGAGTTTAGTGATGACATACTTGTAGCGTCCACAGAAAAGATACAGTTTGGTGATACTGCCACATTTCTACAGCAGTCCTCTGACGGTGTGCTAAGAATAGATGGTGAAGCAACAATAGACCTAAATGCTTCAACTGCAGTCACAGTAAGCAATGACCTTAAACTAGACAGCGATTCTGCTGTTCTAGGTTTTGGTGCTGATAATGATGTTACACTTACACATGTAGCAGATACAGCCCTGCTGTTAAATAGCTCAAGACAGCTACAGTTTGGAGACAGTGGTACATATATACATCAATCAGCAGATGGTGTACTAGACTTAGTAGCAGATACTGAAATAGAAATAAATGCAACAACCATAGATATTAACGGTGCTGTAGATGTCTCAGGCAACCTTACTGTCGGTGGTAATATTGTAATAGGTAGTGCTGATATAAGTGAAGCAGAGTTAGAAGTATTAGATGGACTTACAGTTACAACAGCAGAAGTAAATATAATGGATGGTAATACATCTATAGGAACAACCGCTGTATCAGACGGACATGGTATCGTAATGAATCATGGTGGCACTATGGCACAAACTACCGTGCAAACTTTAGCTGCCTATCTTGACGATGAAATAACAGCTATGCCTAATCTTGTCACTACAGGTGCATTAGACAGTGGGTCTATAACAAGTGGCTTTGGTACAATAGACACAGGCTCTTCTGCAATAACCACCACAGGGCTTATCACAGGTGGCTCACTAGACATTGATGACGTTGTAATAAACGGAACAACTATTGGTCACACAGATGACACAGACTTAATTACACTAGCAGATGGTGTTGTAACAATAGCAGGTGACTTGACAATCAGTGGTGATGACCTCACTATGGGTACAAACACCAGTGGTCACATCATGGTTGCTGATGGAACTAACTTCAACCCTGTAGCTGTATCAGGTGACGTAACCATAGCATCAAACGGTGCAGTGACAATAGCCAACGGTGCTGTCGAAACTGCGATGGTAAATGCAAATGTCATTACTGGTCAGTCTGAACTAAGTTCTGCAGGAGTTGACATTACTAACGATGACCTGCTTATCCATGATAATGATGCAGGAGCATTAAAGAAGGTATCTGTAACTAACCTTATATCTTCTGCAGGTGGTTTGACAGAAGTTGTAGCAGACACGACACCACAGCTAGGTGGCAACCTCGACACCAATAGCCACAATATACTTATAGATGACGCACACTTTATTGCAGATGAGAACGGTAATGAGCAGATAATATTCCAAACTACAGCATCTGCTGTCAATCAGATTGATGTAACAAATGCTGCTACAGGTAACGCACCTGAAATATCTGCAACAGGTGGTGATACAAATATTAGCTTGAAGCTGACACCAAAGGGAAGTGGTCAGGTTTTACTAGATGGTAATGTCGGTGTTGAGTCAGGTGTTATTGACCTAAAGAACTCAGGCTCACGTTCTAAGATTAACTTCTACTGTGAGTCAGGAAATGCTCACGCACAGTCACTACAGGCTGCACCACACTCAGAGAGTGCATCTAACACACTAACACTGCCAAGCACAGGTGGTGACGTTGACCTAGTATCAACAGCGTCTACTGCCACGCTAACAAACAAGACATTAACCTCACCAAAGATAAATGAGGACGTAGCACTAACAGCCACAGCAACAGAGTTAAACTTACTAGACGGTGTGTCAGGATTAGTACAAG